CGCATCATTAACGATGATGAAGTTATCGCCACTATTCTTGAACCTGACGACATTAAACAGGTCTAGGAGAAAAACATGTCTGACGTAAACGAGGAAGTCGTCGAGAACGAAGAAGAGGGAGTTGAGATAGAGGTAGAGGATAAGGCAGATGCTGGAACCGAAGTCGAAATCGAAACCACCCCTTCAGACTCAAAGGACGAAAAAACTGAGGAAGCTGGTTCAGATGATGAACTGGATAACTACAGTAACAAAGTTCAAAACCGTATTAAGAAACTTACCGAGAAGTACCGTAAAGAAGAACGGGATCGGGAAGAAGCTGTACGGATGGCGCAACAACTTTTAAACGAGAACCAAAACCTTAAAAGCCGCATGCAAAACCTCGATAAGGGTTACCTTGCTGAATACGGCACACGGCTTGAGGCACAGGTTGAATCGGCTAAAAAGTCTTACCGTGAGGCCCACGACAGTGGTGACACGGAAAAAATGTTAGAAGCTCAAGAGTCATTGTCAAAGATGTCTATTGAGAATGAACGGCTGCGTCTAGCCAAGCAGAGATCTGAGCAAACACAACCCGAGCAAGGACAACAAGCCCCTGTTCCACAACAACAAATGCAACAGGCTCCTGCTCCAAAAGCTGATCCCAAGGCTCAAGACTGGGCTGAAAAGAACGATTGGTTTGGCGCAGATGAAGTTATGACATATGCGGCATTTGGTATACATCGTAAATTAGTTGAGGAAGAAGGGTTTGACCCGACTGCAAATGACTACTATACTGAAGTTGACAAACGCATGCGCGTGGAATTTCCACACAAATTCCAGGCCGCGAAGAAATCGGGCGGAGCACAGGTCGCACCTGCTGGCGCTTCAGCTACCCGCAGTACAGCAAAAACAGGGCGCAGGTCGGTGAAGTTATCACCATCACAAATTGCGATGGCAAAACGTCTAAACGTACCGCTTGAAGAATATGCAAAATATGTGAAGGATTGATACAATGACTGATAGAAAACCGCGCGAAAGCGCAACTCGCGAAACAGAAACGCGCCGTAAACCATGGGCTCCGCCCAGCCGCCTTGCTGCACCAGAAGCCCCTGCGGGTTATGTGCATCGTTGGATTCGTACCGCAATGCGCGGTGAAGACGATAAGATGAACGTCAACACCAAACTGCGCGAAGGATGGGAACCTGTTCGTAAGGACGAGTATCCAGACTACGAAGCCCCCACAATTGACGAAGGTCGATTTGAGGGCGTCATCGGACAAGGTGGGTTGATGCTGTGCCGCATACCTGTAGAAACCGCCCAAGAACGATCCGCGTATTACGGGACCCGGACCCGCGAACAGATGGTAGCAGTTGATCAGGACCTAATGAAGGACCAACATCCTTCGATGCCGATTACTAATAGTCGGCAAAGTCGTGTATCCTTTGGAGGCTCAAAAAGAGGCTCTGAGTAATTAACTTTTGAGGTGCTATTATGGCAAATTCTAACGGATCCTTTGGGCTACGTCCCATTGGAAAAATTGGTCAAGCGACCAATTCTACCGGTATGACTGAGTATCGCATTGCATCCGACAACAGTAACCCTATCTTCCAAGGCATGCCGGTTATTCCGCTTGCTGCGGGCGTTATTGACGATCTACAAGCTGCGGCTGGTGGTAACGTCTCTATCGTGGGTGTCTTTGGCGGTTGTGAGTATGTCTCATCTACTACTGGTGAAACTATCTTCTCTAACCAATGGCCCGGTTCTGGCGCGGATTCTAATTATCCTGTCAAAGCCTTTCTGTACGACGACCCAAATCAGTTGTTCACAGTTGCTACATCTAACGTAGTGTCTGCGGCAAACACTGAAGCGGAGATTCGTGCGGCTGTGTTCGCAAACATTGCGCTTGCAACAGGCAACTCTGGTTCGACCACAACTGGTATTTCGTCTGCAACAGCAGATCTGAATACTATCGCTACAACCAACACGTTGGCGTTGCGTATTATGGGTGTCCAAGATGACCCCGATAATGCTGACTTCACCGCTGCTGGTATTCCACTAATCGTTCGTATAAACAACCACTTCAATGCGCCTACCGGCTCCATTGCTGCTGGAACTGTTTCTACGACCGGCGTATAAGGAGGGTATAGACTATGGCTATTTCTCGCGCACAACTAGCGAAAGAGCTAGAACCCGGCCTAAACGCATTGTTTGGAATGGAGTATGATCGTTACGAAAACCAACATTCAGAGATTTACACAACTGAATCTTCAGACCGCGCGTTTGAGGAAGAGGTTATGTTGTCTGGATTTGGCGCAGCACCTACTAAGTCAGAAGGTTCCGCGATTAATTTCGACGATGCTAACGAGGCTTACACAGCCCGTTACAACCACGAAACCGTTGCGCTTGCGTTCTCAATCACTGAGGAAGCAATCGAGGACAACTTGTATGACCGCCTCGGCAGTCGTTACACACGCGCTCTCGCTCGCTCAATGGCCCACTCCAAGCAGGTTAAAGCTGCCGCTGTATTGAACAATGCGTTCACTGCGGGTGCTTCTGCTGGCGGTGACGGTGTTGCTCTATGCGCCACTGACCACCCGCTAACAAACGGTGGGACTTTTGCTAACGAACCATCAACTGGTGCCGATCTGAACGAAACATCTCTTGAAGATGCTTTGATCAACATCGCGGGCTATGTTGACGAACGTGGTTTGAAGGTTGCCCTTCGTGGCATGAAGTTGATGATTCCTCGTCAACTACAATTCGTTGCAGAGCGTTTGATGGTTTCCAACCTTCGCCCTGGCACATCGGATAACGATACTAACGCGATACGTTCAATGGGAATGTTACCTGAAGGCTATGCCGTCAATGACTTCCTTACTGATCCAGATGCGTTCTTTATCAAAACAGACGCGCCTCGCGGCTTTGTTCACTTTGAGCGGACCCCGCTTTCCACTAACATGGAAGCTGATTTCGACACAGGTAACATGCGCTTTAAGGCTCGTGAGCGTTATAGCTTTGGCTTTAGCGACCCACGGTGTGTGTTTGGTTCTCCAGGCGCATAAGTTATTTAGATTCAAATGTAGCCACCCTACATTTGAATCTATTTAAGTTAGAGGCGGTCTTCGGATCGCCTCTTTCTTTTTGTAAAAACATAATGTATTGTTTGACTATCCCTGACAGTTGCATTGGGCAACTGACTTAACCCAGACAGGAGATTCTCATGGGTAATTCTACTTTTAGCGGACCAGTGCGTTCGCAAAACGGTTTCGAAGACATTACAATTGCGGCCTCAACAGGCGTNGAAACCACTAACTCTACATANGGAAACAACGCCACTATTGGCGGCAATCTCACGGTTGCTGGCTCTGTATTTTCTGGCGGAATGCCTACTTTAGGTGGCCTTACTGTAACGGCNAAAGCCACTGGCGCAACCATTTCCTATGTTGCTGGAATTAACATCAACCCGTTCACAGGCGCAGCACAACAGGTTACTACTCTTCCAGCGGCGACAGTCGGTGTTGTGTGTATCCACGCTCAGTCAGTAGACACTACTGGCGGAACTGCTTTCTTGAGTTTTGACTGCGCGGGTAGCGATGCTTATGAAACAGGCAGCGTCATAGAGAGCCGTGGAAGTAGCGCAGTTACGTTTGACACGTCCGATGCTGGAGAAACTTTGTTAAAGTTTACTCCTGCTAACGCAGCAACGAACTTGATGAGCATTGGTTCTTACATCTATTTCACTTGCACAACAGCAGGTTTGTGGAATGTTTCGTATAACTTCCAAAGTCTCGGAGCCGGAACTACTGGTGTGTTTGCTTTTGCAGCCTAATTTTTAATTTGGCGGGGTTAACGCCCCGCCTTCATTTATAGGAGGCCAAAATGGCAGGATCAGACGTAACCCCAGTCATCATCAGCGATGAGGTGGCTTTAGACGCAGACGGAATTTCAGTTGCAGCGTCAGTTGGAAACAACGCGGCTCTAGTAATTGGCGGAGCTTTAGCTTCTGGCGGAAGTGTTACAAACGCTACTGCACGGCAAGTTACAATTTTGTCCGCAGGTAACGATTCATCGAAATCGTTTAATATAGTTGGCACAGATGTAAATGGTGCGGCACTTACCGAGAACCTCACTGGCGCTAATGCTGGAACAGCAACAAGCACTGGATATTTTAAAACTATTGCCAGCATAACCGCAGTTGGAAATCCAGCCGGTAACGTATCCGCTGGTATAAACGCCAATGCAGCGGGTGTAATTTTCGCTGGGCGCACTCGTTTACAAGGGTTTTCTTTTTACTCTGGCGGAACCGCTGGGAAAGCTAACCTACGGAATGGCGGTGTCACGGGAACAGAACTCATACAGTTTCGTTCAATTGGAACTGACAACGCTTCTGACGATCCGTTTATGCCAGACGAGGGTGTTTTGTTTGAAGACGGTTGCTTCGTTACATTTGTTGTTCCGCAATTCGACTTGATGATGTTCTATCACGCATAAACTTTAGGGCGATTTGATATGGCTAAGATCGACAAGTCCAAGATGAAGTGCAACAGCCCCAAGCGACAGAAGTCTGGGGGCAAGAAATTTGTTGTGAAGGCTTGTGATAAAGGCAAAGAAAAAATAGTTCGGTTTGGGGATGCGAACATGACCATCAAGAAGTC